ATGGTGCTCCTGTTGAGAATAAACTTCCTACTGGTTCTTAAGTTTTGACTATTTATTTTGGACAAAATGGTGAGATTGCCATATCCAGAGATTCTGCGTCTGGAGGATTTAACACGGATTTAGATCCAGCAGATGTAAATACAACAAGTAAAAGATTTGGTGTTGATCATTCTTTAGCATCTTTAATTTCTGGAGATCGTGTAGAAATATCAACAGTTGATGGATCAACATTAGAACTTGTTGCAAGTCATAGTTATCCCGATGGTGCTTGGTACGTTCATATTGATAAAGCAGATGGAATTAGACTTTTTAATACGTTTGAAAAAGCTGTAAGAGGATTAACGGCTGATGCTTTAACTCTTGTAACGCCTAGCTCTACTAAAGAAATCAATATAAAAACAAAAAATGAGCGTTATCGGTTTGTGGCAAATGTAAAAGAGTTTGAAATTACAACGAATAGAGATCAAGTAGACACAACAACTTTAGGAAAAGAATTTAGAGATCAATATGATTCTGGATTAATTTCTGGACAAGGATCAATGACTTGTTTGTGGGAATATGATTACGATCATGCACCTTTTTCTGAAGGACAAACAATTGGTATTTATCCAGAGTTACCTGTTTATTTAGCTCAATTAGTGGTTCGTTTACAGCAAGGAGCTGATTTTGATGGACGTTTTTATATTCATAGAAATACTGATGACAAAAAACAAACTGTTTATTATCAAAGTAAGTGCATTGTTACAAATGCAGCTTTAAGCGTTGCAGCTACAAATGAGATTGAGACACGAATTGAATTTGTTACTAGCGGTGAAATTCAATTAAATATTGGTGCTCCTGACTCGTACTTGTTACAAGAAGATGCAGCTAAACTTTTGCAAGAAGATGGAGATCGAATCGTTTTAGAGCAAGGATAGTAACAAAAACGCAAATAGAAAGTAAGATAATCGTATTGGTTTAGTTACGGGTCAATGCCAGATCTTGAGATTAGTAATCTGCCTTCGTTAGCAGAAGCAAGTGTTCAAGCAACAGATCCGCTTCCTATAGCCGATTTAAGTGCGTCGGAAACAAAAAAAGTAACGGTTAAAGACCTAATAGAAGCTGGAGTTGCATTAATTGATAGTGCATCAATCCCTGGTGCAAAAGTTGGGACATTAGGAACGAACCAAGTTGCAACAGCAGCAATACAAGATTTAGCTGTTACTACTGCAAAGATAGCTAATGGAGCTATTACAGTTACACAAATAACTGACGCTACAATTACAGGTGCGAAATTAGTAAATAATACAATTACTGCAACACAAATAGCTGCCAATGCCGTTGGTGCATCTGAACTTGCTGATAATGCTGTTGATACTGCTGCTATTGCTAATAATGCAATTACTAACGCAAAAATTAATAACGGAGAGATAGTTTATGCGAAGTTAAATATTACTGATGGTGATATTCCTGCTGCAAAAATAACTGGTAATTCTATTACTTCTGCACAGATAGGAGCTAATGCTGTTGGCGCGTCAGAACTAGCAGATGATTCAGTTGATACAGCAGCCGTAGTTAATGCAGCAATAACAGGAGCAAAGATAGCTACAGACACGATTGGATCAGGGAATATAGCTGCTAATGCTATTGGTGCTAGTGAATTAGCTGACAATGCGGTTGATACAGCAGCTATTGCTTCAAATGCTGTAACGACTGCAAAAATTGCTGATGATCAAGTAACAGCAGCAAAATTAGCGAATAATTTAGCAGGAACAATTTTAGCAACAGGAGCAATTGGTTCTACTCAAATAGCTGCTGATGCAGTTACTTCTAGTGAGTTAGCTGATAATGCAGTTGATACGGCTGCTATTGCTGCTTCTGCTGTAACAGATGCAAAGGTAGCGAGTGGAATTAGCGGAACAAAAATAAGTGATGGAACTATTACACCAGCTAAATTAAATACTTCTAATCTTAATCGTTCATTAAACGTAGCTAGTGGAAATCTTGGAATTAATAATGCTGTAACAGGAGGAGCTGCTACACGATCTGGAATTACATACAACACAGAAGGATTAATTACTGGAACGGCTGCTCTTGGTGCTTCTGATCTTCCTCTTGCTACTACATCTGCTGTTGGTGGTGTTTCTGTTGGTACTGGTTTAGCGGTTACTGGTGCTGGTGCATTGTCACTTTCAAATAGTGTAACTGGTGCAACTTTATCTGGGATTACATTCAATAATCAGGGCATGATTACGGCTGCTACCGCCTTAGTAGCTGGTGATCTTCCTGTTGCAACTACAAGTGCTAAGGGTGCAGTACAAATCACATCTGGAGGAGGTTTAACCGTTGACGGTGGAGGTAATCTAACCACTTCAACGAGTGGAATCAGCGCAGGTACTTATACAAAAGTAACTGTAAATACAAAGGGTGTAGCAACAGCAGGTTCAACTTTAGTTGCTTCTGACATACCAAATTTAGCTGCAAGTAAAATAACAAGTGGAAGCATAGATGCTGCAAGAATAGGAGCTGACACAATTGATGGAACTAAGTTATCAAATACTTCTACAGCAGTATTCCAATCAATTGCACAAGCTGGTTATCCAACAGCTCAATTTAGCGGACAAATATTATTTGATACGGTTTCTGAAGATGCGTTTATTTGGGACGGAAATGCTTGGCAAGCAATAACAACATTAACAAAAGGTTCATTGGTCTTTGGTGGAACCTACAACGCAAGCACTAGCAAAATGGCTAGTACGACCACCGCAGGAATTGCGGCTGGTTTAGCCGTAGGTTCAAATTTACCTAGCCCAAGTTCTACTACTGATGGTCTTTATGTTGTTGTAGATGTTGCTGGAACGCCTTCCGCACCAGCTCCAGTTGTATCACTTTCACCTCCTGATTATATTTTAGGAGTTACAAATAGTGCTGGTAGTAGCTGGAATGAAATTGATTTATCGCAGAC